AAAAGAAACTTGGGACGAGATCTGATGCAACTATTGATTGAAATACCAGATGCGAATTTTGCTAACGATGATCCACAATTAATTAAAAGCCTTATGATTATCTATGCGATGAAGAAAGGATTTCTACCGGAATTCGCTGAAGGAATAATTGCTTATGCCTAGTGTTACCTACACAACCAAAACTGGTAAGAAGAAGAAAAAGAAATTCAAGTACACCCCGAAAGGAAAAGCATCTGCAATCAAATACGCACAAGCAATGGACGGCTCTGTAAAACAGAAGAAAGCTGATGGCGTATACTAAGAAAGGTCAGACTAACAATCCGAATGGCAGACCAAAGGTTGCGATGGCTGAAGAGTTACGCAAAAACCCAAAGGTCAAGAAGGTGATCCAGAAAGTGATTGCTACTGCTTCTACATTGAATACCAAATCGGAACATCCACAGGCAATGAGTTGTGCCAAAGTTTTGATGGACAAATGTATACCTTCCTTAAAAGCCCAAGAAATAGACTTAAATGGTGGGATGCAGATCCAGATGCCACAAATTGTAATTAAGAGTAAATAAGCGTGGATAAGAGCCAAATAGAACTAATCCTTAATGAAACACAAGAGAAGTTTGTGCTAGATGATTCATCTATCGTTGCAATGTTTGGCGGATTAGGGAATGGTAAGACTTTTGGCGGATGCCTTAAAGCTATTCTACGGATCTTGGATCCGGCACATCCACCACAATTAGGACTACTGGCTAGACAAACATATCCAGAGTTAAGAGATTCTACGCAGAGAACATTTTTTGAGATCCTACACCTCATAGGACTTTTGCCGGGTATTCATTACGAGTACAAAAAACAAGAAAACAGGTGCATTTTTAATAATGGACACGAAGTAATATTCAGATCACTCGATGATCCGGCAAAACTTTTAAGTATAAACTTGGGTTGGTTTTATATTGATCAAGCCGAGGAAATTAATGAAGATGTTTACCTAACTCTTCTAGGACGATTAAGGGCGGTAGATAAGCCACAGGGATGGATGAGTGGTAACCCATTAGGGCACAACTGGATCTGGCGAAGGTTTATCAATGATCCGATAGATGGGCACAAGATCTACAATGCTCCTAGTGATGAGAATTCAGATAATCTACCGGATGGATATATTGAATCGCTACAAAAGAATTATAATGATATCTGGGTGAATCGTTACCTGTATGGATCTTGGGATGCGTTTGAGGGGCAGATCTATCCAGACTATGATGATAGGGTGCATATTGTACCAGATAAACAACTACCTAGAGAATGGTCTAGGGTTATTGCTATTGATCACGGAAAGACTAATCCAACTGCGGTCTTATGGGGTGCTATAGATAACGATGATTGCTTATGGATCTACCGGGAACACTATGAAGGCGGTAGGGATGTGGATTACCATACCAAGATTATCAAAGCGTACAAGGATGAAGGATTAGATGAGGTTTATCTGATTGATCCGAGTACCGGTGCCGGTAAGAAGGATGATCCGGAGACTATTGGCAACAGATACAGGCAGTTAGGTGTACCGGTGGGTGGTGCTTGGAATGATGTACAGGGTGGTATTGATAAGGTCACAGAGTATTTGAAGAAGAATAAGTTAAAGATTATGAGATCTTGTGTAAACACGCAACGAGAGATCATTAATTACCAATGGGAGCAACCAAGTTCATCTAGGGTGGATCTGAACCAACCGGAGAAGCCACTAAAGAAGGATGATCACGCAATGGACTCTATGCGATATATGGTGGCATATGCTTATGACCGGGCACCAGTTACACCAAGAAAGATGCCGGAAGAGAAGTTTATCGAGTCTATTATTTCAGAACCTTTACAAGAATCAGCAGATTGGAGTGACATCTAATGGCATTAATGAATGACGTAACAACAACATTGGAGTATAGTGATCCCGGAGCATTGGAGAAGATCTCTGACTCAGCAGATCATATTGCTAAAGTTCGGCAATGGTTTGATGCGACCAAGAAGGCAAGGGAGCAGAAAACAGACCGGTGGCGTAAGAATGAGAACCTATACTTCGGCAACCATTGGGGTAACTCTGCACCCGGTACCAGATGGCAAACAAGGATGGTATATAACTTCCCATTTAGTGCAATAGAGACAATATTACCTATTATTGGTGACTTTATGCCGGTGGTAGATATTATGCCAAAGCAGTATAACGATATGTTCTTTGCTGATATGATGCACAAGCGAGTACAACAGATCGCCCAGAACTGTAATCTATATGAAAAGATTTTATTAGCAGTAAAGGATAGTCTCCTATATGGCAATGGATTTATAGAAGTATTACCAGAGTTTAAAGATGGTGTTTTCACCGGCTTAGATATATCGGTTGTGGATCCTTTTGTTGTCCTCCCAGAACGATATGCAACCGATGTAAGCCTTGAAGATGGTCAATACTTCCTATTTTGTGTTCCGATGCGAGTTGATGAGATTAAAAAGCAGTTTGATGTAGATGTTAAACCAGAAGGTAATCTGGATGACTACAGGGCTTTCCAGATCGAAGATGGTGATGACTATTACAATGATCAATCCGGTGTAGATATGGCATTGGTCATTGAGTGTTATTCCAATGATGATCCCGAAAACTATCCAAATGGTAGGCATACTGTGATCGCCGGTGATACGCTACTGGTTGATGAGCCGTTAGAGTTCTATCGGATGCCGATATTTATGATCAGTAACTACAAGTCTCCGCATCAATTCTGGGGCAAGGGTGAACCAGAGAATGTCCGTACTATCGTTAAGACAATGAACGAAACGATGAGTGCGATTGCAGACAATATCAGACTATCCGGATTCCCGGCACGGAAGATTACATCTCGGGCAAAGGCTAAAGCAGTAAGACCATATACAGGCAGACCGGGTGAGGAGATATTAGTTGATGATCCAAGCGATGTAACGTGGGAGCAACCACCTTCTATCCCGGGTTATATACAGAATTTTATTAGTCAGAATTCTATGTTTATGGACTCGATCACCGGTATCCAAGATGTAACACAGGGAAGGCAACCAACTGGAGTGAAATCCGGTAGGGCGATTATGGCTCTGCAAGAGGCATCACAGACAAGGATCCGGTTCAAGATTAACTCTGAAATAAAAAGATTTGTCCGTGAGATCGGTGAATATATGGTCAATATGATCCAGATATATGATAGTGAACTATCTCAGATACGAGAAAAGAATATCGAAGGGGAGTACGAGTTTGTCCAGTACGATCCACAGGGCGTATATGATGTTAATGGCAATCAAGAAGGATCACCGGAGTTTGATCCAACGAGTGCTAAGACTCTAAGGGATAGTGAGTTTGATATTGAGGTGGCTAGTGGATCAAGGTATCCGGGTGGCAGATTAGCCAAAGAAGAAAGGGCGTTGGAGTTATTCCAAGCCGGTATATATGGGATTGAGGATGTTGTTAAGGCATTAGATGAACCAGATAAGCAATCTATTATTGAAAGATTTTACCAGAGAATGAGTGCAATGCAAGGTGGTGGTGAAGAACAGGCACAAGCCGAAGCGGTTAGCGAAGAATTAGGTGCCCTTGTTCAACAAGCCAACCAATCTGGGGTAGGATCTGAAGATGAAGCGAATTTGTTTCAGGTATTGATGCAACAACCAGAATTATTACAGGATCCAGTATTACAGGAACTAGATCCGGCTATTATGGAAAGAATTAATCAAGTAATGACTAACCAATCTGCGTCTTAATAGACCAACAGGAGTTTAATTATGAATGAAGAAGTAAAGACTTACGATGACATCGAAGTGTCTGAATCAGAAGTTTTTGATACACCGGAAGGTGGGGATGAAACTACTACTGATCAACAGGAACAAAATGTCGAAACGTCAGAGGAGAGTACAGACTCTATAGAAACATCTGACACCGATTCCGAGGTTGTGGATCAACCAGAGGAAGTGGAAGAGCCGGTATATGTATTCACGGATGATGATGGCAATGGTTTCACAATGGATGAGATCAATGCTTGGCGTGATGACAGTAATAACAAAGCAAACTGGCAGAAATCCAATACTCAATCCGCACAGGAATTGGCAAGTAACGAAAAAGCAATACAACCATTTCTCGAATTTGCTGAAAAGGTAAGGGGTGATGATGAAAAATTAATCCCTGTACTGGAATATGTTAAAGATGAATACGGCGAAGAAGTAGAGCAACTTTTTAAAGACTCTATAGCGATAGATAAGGAAAAGGTAAAGAATCCATTTCAAGATGAATTTGATAAGGTTGTTGCTGAAAAAGAGGAATTGGAAGCGAGAGTCAAATTTGATGGTCTGGTAACAGATTTCTCAAAGAGTTCCGGGCTGAAAGGCAAGAAACTTGATGATATTGTCGAATGGACTACTTCCCATTTTGAAGATACAGGAAGGTTGCTCTCATTTGATGAGGCTCATAAGATCCTTCAAGCTGATAAAATGGCTGAAGATCTGAAGAAAAAGAAGCCTTCCCCACCAACTAAAGTCAAAAAGTCGCAGGGTGCAAAGGGTATAACAACAAAACAAAGCCCTTCTAAGTCCGGCAACTATGACGAAATAGATGTTTCTGGATTTAACCTCTTTGGTTAAGTCTTAATAAAACCTAATAAGGAGTCCTTAAATGGCTACAAACTCATTGGCTAGTGTAACTAGTCTAGAGGCTCTTATACGCACAAAGTATATGTCTGTACTATACGACAATATTTTCGTTAAGAGTCACCCACTTTCCGCTATCTTGAAAAAGAAAGCAAAAACATATAATGGTCGTGAAATCGGCGTACCACTAGAGTATGCAGAAGCCGGTTCCGGTAATGTCAAATGGGGTGGACAACACGCCTCTGGTGACCTTGCTCCGGCAACTACCGATCCATTTGTAATTGCTAAGTACACACCAAAGATGCTTACTGGTACTCTTCGTGTTACTAAGGAAGAAATGTTAATGATGAATAGTGAAGAAGCAGTTAAAAATGTTGTTGGTGCAAAGGTGAAGAACTTGCAGAAAACCCTTGAAAAAGAGTTTGCTTCAAATCTCCACGTTGCATCATACACTTCTAACGCTTGGTTAAACCTTAAATCAGTAATTAATAAAATCTCTGGTAATAGTCAAACTGAATCCCCGGTTATTGGTGGAATTGCAGTTACTACCGATGGTTCTGGTGATTTTACTGCCGGTGAATGGTGGCAGTCTCCAGTTATTGATGGTGAAAAGTTAGAACAATCAAGTGCAGTAACATTAACAGAAGATATGTTGCTTACTTCAACTCACGCCGCTTATTTTACTAAGTTGTTGGCGAGAGGTGTTGCTAATGCCAGAAAGCAAACTGGTGAAGATCCTAAAGTGATTCTTGTGACTCAATTTCAGTTCGATTTACTTGAACAGATAATGGACCCAAGAAAAACTGGTTCTAAGATGAATGAATATATGGGATCAATGGGCTTTAAGTCTCTTGATTTTCGTGGTATTCCTGTAGTGGCTGATAATGACATTGTTGTTGCCAGTAACAAATCTTCAGTTTATTTCGTTAATACTGATTACTTGTATCTGTTCTTCAATAGCGGTGCCAAGTTTACTGCCGGGAAATTCATTGAGTCTGAAACTTCAAACACTTGGAGTATGAAGGTTCATACCTATGGCGATATGGTTGCATCTAATCGTAAAGCACATTGCAGAATTGATAACGTCTATTCTGATAGTTCTTACGTTTAGATTCATTTCTTAACTAAAAATCATCCCCCCGGTCTTTTTGTGGTTGGGGGGGTGATTTAATAGGGGATAAATATGACTACTGCTAATATGATAACCTTACTAGGTATAAGGCTTGAGGATCCAAGTAAAGATCTTTTTACGGATACAACCTTATATTTAATGATAAATACTGCCCAAAGGAAAGTGATGCAGTTGTTAAATGGCAATGCCCTTAACGATTTTCAAGCGGTAGACACCAATAATACCAATTCACTTGACTCAGATTTGGATGAAAGATATGTGGATATCTCCAGTATTAGTCCGGCACCATTTGGAGGTGTTCACGGAATACAGGGCATAAAGAAGAATAATTCAGACACTTGGTACACTAAAATATCATTTCATCAGTATATGGATTGGTCTAATGGGAGTGTATCAATGAGTTATCATAACCCGGTGTACTGGATCCGGGGATCAAAAATTTATATCAGCGAAAATGATTCGATTGATGTTTTTTATACCAAAAGTCCAACGGATGTAGCGAATGGCACAAACTCTGATTTTAACGAGATTTTTCACGATGCGATACTTGAGTTGGCTGAAGCGGAATGTTGGCGTACTGCTAGAGAATTTGACCGATCTGGTGATGCTGAATCAAGGGCTATGGGGATGATTTCAATACATAATGCAAGTACACCGGCTATGGATCACTATTCCGGATCTGTTCCTTATGATACAACCGGGGATCTGGTTGTTATGCAACGAGTGACTAATGGCTAAACTGCTTGATATAACTGATTTTAAGGGGATTAAAACCAATGCGGATGTAGAGGATCTTGATTCTCAAGTTGCACAGGCGATTGAGAATCTCCGCTTTGTTGATGGTAAACTAATCAAAACCTATGGCGGTGGTACTCCAAGTACGATACCGGCATTTGATTTAGATACTCTTAATTCTGCTACATTAGGTGGGGATACAGACTATGAGGTATATAATATATATACTTTCATATCTGATAAAATCCCAACGCCTACAAACGATGCCGGGGATGGTTATAAATATTTATTAGTTCTAATAGATACACAATCCCAACTAATGAAACTAATCTGGTGGGATGAAGAAAGACCAAATCCAGATACAAATGGGGTAATAACCTTTTTTTTCCCAATCCGTTCCGATTCGATGATACTTAAAACATCTAGTGAACACAAATTTGATGATGCCGGAGATTCA